AAGTTGGAGTCTGAGTATGAAGTGAAGCTGACTGAAGAAACTGAATCCATTCGCACTGATCTTGCCGAGAAGGTTAACTCCTATCTTGACTACGTTGTCACTGAATGGGTCAAGGAGAATGAAGTTGCTATTGATGCTGGTCTTCGTTCCGAATTGACTGAAGACTTCATGGCTGCTCTGAAGACTGTCTTTACAGAAAACTACATCGAAGTACCTGAGTCCAAAGTCGATCTCTATGAAGAGGTTGAAACCAAGGCTCTTGAACTCGAAAGTCAACTGCAAGAAAGCACCAGTGTTGTTGCCGAACTTAAAGAACAAGTTGAGAAACTCTCTCGCGAGAAGATTATCTCTGAAGCGTCCGAAAATCTTGCGACTACACAGAGTGTTAAGCTTGCTTCCCTTGTTGAAGACGTAGAGTTTGTTGATGAGAATACTTTCACCAAGAAGGTTAAGACCATCAAGGAATCCTATTTCTCAAACAAGTCTGAAGAAAGAGAATTGAATGAAGGAAACGATGAGATCATTGAAACTAAGCAAATCGTTGAGGGGGAAGAAAAGAAAGAAATCACTGATGGTCTTTCTCCCGAGATGAAACAGTATCATAATTCACTGAGTCGTTTGTTCAAATAATTAAAAACCCAAACCGTAAACTACTAGAAAGAATCCAAAAAAATGTTTAATTCACAAACAAATATCGAAAAATGGAAGTCCATCCTTGAGCATCCCGAAGCTCCTGCTATCAAGGATGCACATCGTAAGGCTGTTACTGCACAGCTTCTCGAAAACACCGAAGTTGAATCCCGCAAGCAAACTGCTGCGCTTTCTAACTTCATCACTGAAGATAGCGGAACAACTGCTGCTTCGTTGGACCCAGGTGACCCCGTTCTCATTAGCCTCGTTCGTCGCGCAATGCCTTCTTTGATTGCTTATGATGTCTGTGGTGTCCAGCCAATGACTGGTCCTACAGGTCTGATCTTTGCAATGAAGGCTCGCTACAACGAACCCGATTCCACCGGTGGTGCTATTCCTGTTGACACAACTGACACGGAAGCCCTCTTCGATGTTGCTGATGACACATTCACTGGCGACGGTGCCGGTGCCGGTGCTGCTACAGCTTCCGCTGAAGGTGATATCACTTCTAACATGGGTTTCACAATCGAGAAATGCACAGTCACTGCTAAGACTCGCGCCCTGAAAGCTGAATACACAATGGAACTCGCTCAGGATCTCAAGGCTGTTCATGGTCTTGATGCCGAAACCGAACTCGCCAATATTCTCTCTCAGGAGATTCTTGCTGAAATCAACAGAGAAATTATTGGTGAGCTTGACACTGCTGCCAAGCCCGGTGCCCAGCAGACTGGTCTCTCCACTGCTGGTATCTTCGACCTTGCTATCGATGCTGATGGTCGTTGGGCTGTTGAGAAGTTCCAAGCTCTGTTGTTCCAGTTGGATATTGAAGCCAACACAATCTTCAGTCAGACACGCCGTGGTAAGGGTAACCTCGCCATCGTTCACGCTGATGTTGCTTCCGCTCTTGCCGCTACTGGTAAGCTCGACAGCACTGGTGTTGGTTCCAATGTTACTTCCGACTACGGTCAGAACACACTCGTTGGTTCCATTGGTAACATGAAGATCTACGTTGACCCTTACGCCGCTGATGGTGTTGTCAATGTTGGTTATCGTGGTAGCAATCCTTACGATGCTGGTTTCTTCTATGCACCTTACGTTCCTTTGTCAATGGTCAAAGCCGTTGGTGAAGAAAACTTCCAGCCTCGTATTGCCTTCAAGACCCGCTATGGCATTGCTCATAATCCTCTTGTTGCTGGAACTGTTGCTACTGGTGCTTCTGCCGGTGATGACAATCCTTACTACCGTCGCTTCGTTGTTGAGAACATCAACATCGCTGGTGGTTCCTAATCTTAGGATAGGTAAGTAAGTAAACTCATGGGAGTCCTCGAAAGGGGACTCCCTTTTTTTATAAATACCTACATATGGCAGATAGCACACTCACAGATAACTTCAATTTGCTTTCACCAACTGGATTCAAGTTGGGGATTGATTTTACTAAGTATGCGAATGTTGAATACTTCCTGACCAGTTTCACTATTCCAGATCTCTCGCTTGGTGAAGTTGCTACTTCCTACAGAGGCAACATTGGATACATTCCCGGTGAAAGAGTAGAGTATGGCACCATGAGTTGTCGCTTCATGATTGACGAGAGCATGAAGAACTACAGTGAGATCTACAATTGGATTCAAAATAACGTCACTAAGAAAAACATCACTGTTTCTGATATGATTCTTACTGTCCTTACCAGTCACAACAATATAAACAAGCAGTTTCAGTTTCTGAATGCATTCCCCACAACACTGAGTGGCGTTGAGTTCTCTACTCAAAACCAAGATGTTGAGTATCTTCAAGCAGACGTTACCTTTCGCTATGATCGTTTTGCTATCCTATAGATAAACTGTATGACCCTAAATGAGATTCTTGATATGTGGGAGAAGGACTCCCAGATTGACAATATCAACCTAGACGAAACGTCCATCAACTCCGCAAAACTTCATGCGAAGTATCTCTCTCTTCTCAGCACTGCAAAATTGAATTTGAAAAAGAAGCAGATGGAATTCGATTCCTCAAAGAAGGACAAGTGGCTTTACTTTGAAGGGAAGATGACCAAGACTGACATTGAGGAAAGAGGATGGAAGTATGATCCCTTTGATGGTATGACCAAACCACTTAAGACCAACATGGATTACTACTACAAGACTGACCCTGAACTCACCAAGATTGAATCTCAGATTGAGTATCAAAAAGTCATCATTGACACACTTATCGACATAATGGACAACATCAAGTGGCGTCACCAAACAATCAAAAATGTGATTGAGTGGCGCAAATTCACTGCTGGTGCCTAACTAATTTATGTCATAGATAATACATGAGTTGCATCGAAGTCCATAAGAGAAACGAAGCCTTTGTCATGCTTGAATGTGATGACAGAGGTATTCTTATGGAGATTGCTGATCATTTCACCTTTTACGTCCCCGGCTACAAATTTATGCCAGCATTCCGAAACAAGCTATGGGATGGAAAGATACGGTTGTTCAATGCCTCTAACCAAATGCTTCCTTATGGTCTGTGGAACAATCTAAAGAAATTTGCTGACAACCGTGGATACAACATCAAGATATCGGAGGATGTGCTTCCAGTTGCAGTCGAATCCTCATCACTTGTTGATTTCATTCAGGGACTTCAAATCCCCTTTTCAATTCGTGACTACCAGATGTCTGCTTGGCATCATGCAGTAAGCAATCAGAGAGCAATCCTTGTTTCACCTACTGGTTCAGGAAAGTCGCTCATCATCTATAAACTCATGCGCTACTACTTGGATTCGCATGACCAGAATGTGCTGATCATCGTTCCGACAACTTCACTAGTAGAGCAGATGTACAAGGACTTCATGAATTATTCAAAGAACAATGGGTTTCCAGTAAGTGATGAGGTTCATCGTATCTACAGTGGAAAGGAAAGACTCGATTTCCCACAAAGAGTCGTTATCACCACATGGCAATCAGCAATACGTTGTCCTAGAGAATGGTTTTTGAATTACGGAATGGTGATTGGAGATGAAGCCCACACCTTCAAAGCCAAGTCACTCAATACGATTATGGAAAGATTGGAAAATGCTTCTTATCGTATTGGTACTACAGGAACACTAGATGGGACTCAGGTTCATGAACTAGTGTTGACTGGTCACTTTGGGGAACCACTCAACGTCACTTCCACAAAGGAACTTATTGAAAATCAGACTCTTGCTGAGTTGAATATTCAATGTCTAGTAATGAAGTATTCTGATGAGGTAAGAAAGACATTTGGTAAAAAGAAGTATCAAGAGGAAATTGACTTTCTGGTATCTAATGAGGCACGTAATCGATTCATTCAAAACTTAACACTAGACCAAAAAGGCAACACACTGGTGCTATACAACCTTGTCGAGAAGCATGGAAAACCACTGTATGAAAAACTCAAAAAGAGTGCCAAGGACCGTGAAGTTTACTTTGTGTCTGGTGCTGTGTCTGCTGACCAGAGGG